CGGCGTCGTTGCTGGTCAAGGTGATGTACTCTGAAGGGTGAGCAGAGATACGAACGCCAGTGAGCTTGATAGTGCGAGAGATGGCGTCGAGAGCGGCGCGAAGGTCGGGCCAATTGGGTAAATCTTGAAGACGTAAGTTAACGTCAGGATGGTCGATGACAGGGGTAAGAGAGGACGACAAGCGATAGCCAGCAATACCGCAATTGGCGCAGTATTGGATAGTGGCATTGGTAACAATAAAATTGTTGAGGATGCGCTCGCTGAGAATGCGAATAGCATCGGCGCGAGGCAGCGCAAGGAAACGAGTCAGAGTCATAGTCTGAAACTTGATTCCGCGCTCGGCAAGAACGTTAGAGATACAGCAAAGAGCTAGATTCATTGTGCGAGCAGCAAATCAGTCAGACCAAGCTCTGTCAAGCGTTTATTTTTGGCCTCAACATAAGCTGCTCTGGCCTGCTCTGGTGTGTCAAAAAGACCGATAAAAATTTTTTTACCGCAATTTCCAATTTGGACTCTATATTTGCCTGTTCTTTTATATAGGTGATACCCTTTGCCATTCAACGCAAAATCAACATTATTCATATTCATTTCTTTGTTGACCAAGCGCAAATTTTCCCTGCGATTATCTAATTTGTTTCGATTTATGTGGTCGATCTGAAGTTTATTGGCGGAGTCACCAATTAAATTAATTCTTTTTGCGATAATTTTATGCAGTTTTCTTTCTTTAAATTTTCTTGTGCCGGTCATTAAATATCCTTTGCTGTTAGTAGCCAAGGAATATTCCAAAAGATCCATGTCTTCTGGAGAAACTAAAACTTCTGATGGGTCGATTTTTCTTGATGTGTTCATTTGCAGGTTAAATCTTCAACTTTTAAATTGTAGCAGCTAGACGGAAAAACGTATCTATCTCCGCGAGGATCGGGGTCAACTTCTCCGCTCTTATAAAATTCAGCTAAATCAAAAAATCTTTCTTTCTTGATGTAGCCGAGAATCCAGCCTCTGCTATAATCGCCAAAGATGCTGGTAAAAAGATAGTAATCGCACTGCTGCTTGGTGTTGTATTCTTTTACCGCGCAGTTGTGCCAAGGTTGCGGGACAACGTTCCGCTCCTTGGCTTTTATTTCAAATAAAAATAACTTGGGAGAGATCCAATCAAAATCGTAGCTTTTGTTGGACATGATTCTGCCGCCCCAAGTCTTCTGCACCATAAGATCACTCAAAGCTGCGATCTTTTGCCCGTGACCGTTGGTGTCAGAATTTCTCAGCAGCGGCACTTGGGCAGCAGCGTAGAGAGCCTCTTCGACCATATCTTTACTTATTTGAACTTCGATCATTCGCTTTTCAGCCTATAGATCGAATGCAGTTTGCCAAGATAATTCTCTGCCGTAACCCTACTTTTATTTTCGTAAGAATTATTTGGGTTGTCGCCTTTCATGATCCAGCCCCACTTATCTTTGGTTATTGCTCTGTGAAGCACAGGAGTGCTATCCGTCGTCCAGTCGGCTTGGTACATGATAACCTCGCCTTCTTTGATGCTATCATACGGCTGCTCAGAAGGAGGGATAATAATAACGTAATCGTAGTCTTGTACGGTCGGGCGCATTGATCCTGTGGGCAAGACCAAGACTGGACGCCCTCCAGCTTGAAGCGACTTTATTTGCAATGCAACAGCTAATTCTTGCTCGCTATTAAAATAAAAAACTTCGTATTCAGTCTTCTTTGGCTTATAAAAGTAAACAAAAACCAACAATGCCACCAAGGCGCATACTACTATCTTATTTATTAGACTCTTGTTCATGATTGAATTGATAGAAATAATCCCAATTATCTTCCGCTTCCCATTTGCTAGACCCTTCGCAGGAAAACTCCTTATCAAAAACTTTCCAGTCCGGTTTTTTTTCGAATTTCTTTGAGATGAATGCGCCTCCATCTTTCCAGAGTATTCTGTTATTTGGCTGGAAAAACAGTTGGTTTACAGGTTCCCCATTGCTGGTTGAGAGTCCCCATATTAAATGCCCGCATTTGTGACCTCCTGCCATTTCAGAATAGCCATATGCAGCGTCTGGGTTGTCGTGCCAATCAACCGTAAACAAATATTTGCCATTTACCCATTCACGATTTTTTAGCTGAACCTTGACCGTTGAATTTTTGTGGTACTCGTATCTTGTAACAGATAGGCAGTTAGAATAGCAGTCCCAAAGCTGAAGCCAATCCAATGGATAGTTTTGATGGATTGGATCATTTACAAGATAATGAATGGGAACTCTGTCGTGACGAGAACCATACTCTGTCATTATTTGAAAGGTTAGGCATCGTCTTGTTAAGCTTGTGATACCGAGAACCTCGCACAGAACATAATCTGTAGTTTTGTTCTGGTCGTTGTAAAGAAAGTCGCTCTTTAAATAAGCAGCAAAGACAGGTATATTTGCGTTAAGGTAAGGCATTATTGCTCGTCGTAATAATCGTAGTAACGATCAAGCTGCTCTTTGGCAGAAGCCTTGCGTTTTTTTTCTGAATGGAGTCTATTCTCTTCGCACCAAGAACAGCTTCCGTGATTTCGGCAAGACGTATCAAAAGCTTTGGAACCGCGATACGCCTTACGCTTTTCCTTATTATGTTTAATAGCTTTTTCTAGAGACATAGTAGTTGATTATCCTTTCTGAAATTTCTTCTGGTTTTGGGATGCACCGAAAATTAATATTTAATGGGCAAGTTTGCGCTCTGAATTGTCTTAAACCATTTGGCGTTACATAATATTTTAAATTGCCAAGACACTTTTCAAAGCATCTTCCTTCTATCACGGATAATTTATAATCATACGATCCGCATCTGTAAGGCTTGTGCCATTGATTATCAAAATAAGAATTGATTAAAAATATTTGAGCGTCTGTTGTTCCTGCCAAAATATACATTCCGGTATCAAAAGTCAAAAAACAACAAGAGTTATTGATAATATGCCAAGACTCGCTAATTGATTTGGTGGCTCCACGTAAGTTTAAACCATTGCTTATATTTAAATCATAAGTATGCTCTGCTGGACCCTCAACAACGACAGGAATATTTTTTTTATTTAAATCGTCAACAATTTTTTGCCACCCATCTTGACCAAAGTCTCTATCCACGCCTCTTTTAGAGGCGTTAACTAATACATAATTTTTTGGCAATTCAATATTAAATTCTTTTTCTGAAAAAAAGAAAATTTGCTCCTCTTCTGGCAAAAGAGAAAATCCGCATTTATTTGATATATACTGCTTAATATTTATATTAAACCAAAATGGGTTTGCTTCGTGAAGAGGGCGAAAACAATACCCGTTTCCAATTTGGGAGGAAAAGTCAAAGTCTTTTAAAGAGAAAATTCCATTTACATAAGGATTTCTTTTAAATAATTGAGGATATTGAGTAACAATGTCAATTTTTTGACCAAGAAGAAGACTGAGCTTTTTAATTACCGGAAGGAAAAAAATAACATCTCCAAGGCCGAGCCAGTTAGGCTCTGTTGATAGAACGATTTTTTTTTCTGACATTTGATTTCTTTTCTCGCTTTAATTTGTCGGCGGCATATTTTTCCATGCCCTCTACCGTCATCACATCAAGTTTTGTTGTGATATGTTCATAGAACTCTGGAAAATTATCTCGCATCATTTTAAGGTTAATGATCGTGGAGTTCGCGGATGGACGATTGAAAGAATTATAAAGAGTTTTAATCGCATCTTGATCGCCCTCCATAACTAAAGAACGGAGGTTGGGACTAAGGAAAAACCCAACCATACAGTCTAGCAAGCTTTTTGCCATTAGGGTAGTGGTAGTCGTGAAGTTGTCCTGTTTGACAAAAAAAGTTTTGATAGGGATATTCCAGATAGACATCACTTGATCTTCATAGCAAATCTTAACCACAAGACCTTTTTCTTTAAGTTCTGACCAGATGACATCTCCAAGGCAGGCATGACAAGCTTCAAAAAAGCTCGAAACTCTTTTTTGAAACTCGGCAGGCGTATCGTCATCACTTTCTGATGCCGCAATTTTTTGCGTCAACTCAACGATTGCTTTCTTGAAATTTTTGCGAGTGATCTTTTTGCCGATAAAATCTTCAACATCAACTTTAATTTTTGACAGTTCAGAGAACACTTTCTCTTCCTGTTCTTTTTTGGTCATCATATTAGGCGTGAATTAGATTATCTAATTCGTTTTGAGTGATTTTGAGAACCCAGCCTTGGACATTTGTCCAATATTCGATTGAGGAATCGAAAAGATCTTTCTGTTTATTCTCTACAGAGAATGGCTCATCTTTGTAAAGGGTAATTGTTTGATAAGGAAGTCCAAGCTTTGGATTATCAGCAAGGACGGAAAAAGTCGATGTTGGCTTATAGTACTTTATCATTTGTGGAGAATAGTTCAATTGCGCCTTGGAAAAGATAGGAGTCTTGAGTCCAATAGTTATGGTTCATCCAGCCAGAAATGACAAGGCAATATTCCTTGAAAACATTTCCTTGTTGCTCTACGAGAAGGCAAGTATTTTTTAGCTCGCCTTCCAGAATATTAACATATAAATATGGATTTTTATCTGAAACAACATCAACCAAATAAGTCGATGTCAGGTTGATTCCAATTTTTTGAGCAGAAACATTTGGAATAACAAAACGAGCTTTATATTTCATGTTACGTTTAGGAATTTCTTGATTTGTGAAACAGCTTCATTCTTTTCTTCCACAGCCTTATCAAAGAAAAGCTGCTGATACATAAGGTTAGTTTGAAAAGCTAATGAATCTGCATAAGCAGCTACGCCATCTTTAAGTTTATCATTGGTGATAATTAGGTTCTCTGGGATCTTGTAGCCACATTTCTGGATCGTGTTAGCGCAGTCGGCATCGAACAGCATCACAACGTCAGACATCAAAGCTTCATAGAAACGGTTGGCAAGAAAAGCATAGTTAGTATGAGTATGCTCGTCTTCCATATAAATTGAATATTTAAATTTGCGGAGGTCTTCGTTGTTCTTTTGCCATTCAAGCTTTGGCATATAGTTGCAATCGCAACCAAGAGCTTGGAACTTCTTCCAGTTTTTGCTGGAAGCTGAAAGGAAAACCCCCCTTGTCAAGAACTTCTTGAAAGATTCTGCGCGCCACTTGCGATAAGTGCCGTAATAAATAACTCCAGTCTTTTCTGAGCAGTTTACTGGGGTTCTATCTGGATCAATAATCAAAGAATTTAAATTAACTGTGAGCCACTTGTGAATAAAGTCATTAAGTTTTCTATTTGCAATGTTCTTGTTCAAGATCCAATGGCGATATCCTTCTCTTGGATTGTTGCAGATCATATCGTACACTAAACCCATATTGATTACGCCCCAGCGCAAAAGCTGATTATCTTCAACATCGTGATCGTTTACGAGCCAAACATAACGCGCCTTTGGGTTCTTCTCAAGAATTTGCCTATAAGGTACATGAGGCATATAGGGCGAAGCATAAGCGCAGATGATTACATCATATTGCTTGGCAAGCACTTGTGGAAGCGCATATTCGCCATCAAGAAGGTCTGCGCCAAGAGCGCGCTTTAAGATAAGGCTGTTACGGCAGTGAACGATAGACGTATCACTGTAATCTTCGGCAAGGGGCTTGCGTTTACTGGTCGCTTCGATAATTAAAATATTCATGCTTTACAAAAATCTCCTTGCTCGTTCGTATAGTATATTTCTTTGAACTCGACATCTTTCAATAGCTTTTGGCAGTGTTTGCAAGGTTTGCCCATTGCCAATTTATCATTCCTGTCGATTCGGAAAGTAACCAAAGTATTCTTGGTGTGATCCACCTTGCCAGACTTAATGATCGCACAAGCTTCTGCATGTAACCCACTGCCATCAAAGTAACCATACTTTTGGTTAATTGGATGCGACTTCTTAGAGTTCTTGCCAATCGAAACTATTTTGTTTTTATTTAAAATAAAGGCAAAGTGGCGGCATCGAAGATCAATGCCATCATAGATGATTAGGTTTCTGGCTAGTTGAACCAGTCTCTCAAACTTCATTCCCTACGGGAATACGGTTTCTCAAAGGTTGTCAAGCTTTTTGAACTGCAATTTTAGAAAAGAATCGTTATCCTCCACAACATCACTAAATCCGTAAGTTTTTAATAGTTTTAAAAATGAGCCCAGTCTTTTTCGTTTTTTAAATACATTTACGTAAACCTCTTTAAATCCGCAGTTAGCAAATACATGATATGCAGATTTTTTAATATTATCAGTCTGAGCTACATTAGGATCATGAAACACATAATTTAATTCAATTGATACACTTGTTAATGGCCTGAAAACAAAAACAGAAATTATTCTGCCATTTGGGGCAACAAAAACAACGGAAGTTTTTGATGAGCCTTGAATATTTAAAGCCATCTCTTTCAAAAACATCGAAGGAGAAACTGTGGAGCTTATCCCAAACGCCCCTTGAGCTTTAACTGCAAGCCTCAAAACTTCTGGGATATCGTTAGTTCTTAATGGGCGAACTTCAAAGGATTCTATTTTTATTTGGTTTTTGGCACCCATAAGTGTAATATATTAAAAGGTAAAAGGAAATGTCAAGGGCATCAAATCAAAAAGTCAATGCGGAGCTTTTCTCGCTAGAGCCAACAGCTTTGTTGGAGTTCTTCATTATTTACTATGATTACATAAACCGCCCAGACGATAAACTTTACATCCACGGCGGAACGAATGGAATTAATGGTTCTGTTTATTGGCAGGGTCAAGAGTATCTTCCTTTTCCTATTCAAAGTTCTGGATTTGAATCTAGAGGAGATGGGACGCTTCCAAGGCCAAAGCTGATGGTGTCTAACCAAGATTTTTTTGTTTCTAATTTAATTAGAAGATATAATAATCTTGTTGGCGCCAAAGTTGTAAGAAAAAGAGTTTTTTTAAAATTCTTGGATGCTGTCAATTTTTCAGATGGCATAAACCCTTATGGCTCCGCTGATTCGACAGCAGGATTAGAAGATCAAGTATTTTTTATTTTAAGAAGATCCGCCGAAAATAGGGCGATTGTTGAATTTGAATTAGCTTCTCCATTAGAAATAGAAAATGTTACTTTCCCAAGAAGAACTGTAATGGCTAGATATTGCAGTTTTCATTATCG